TAAGAATTTACGTTGAGGCTCGCTCTATGTATTTTAAGTTGTTAAAAGATAATACTAAAATGACTTTGCGAGATATAGCAGAGTCTGTTGGAAAACACCATTCATCAGTTGTCCACCACATCAACCAACTAAATTTTGACATTCAAAACATCCCAGAGATGAGATCAAAATACTCAAGACTTCTATCTTTGTATAACCAATGTATCTTAGAGCCAATAGACGAAAATTACGCTCTAGTTGAAATAACGACTAGCTACGAGAATCTAAAGAACTCATACGAGATGCTTAGTAAAAATTATACCTTACTTATGGAGAAACACAAAATGTTAATAGATGAAAGAAAAAGAAGAAACAGAGAAAGGTATTAAGAAGGTTGATGGCCGTAGAAACAATGGAGCCGTCAAGGGGGTATCAAGGGGCCAAGGAAGGCCTCCAAAGATAAAAGAGAGAGAGACAAATGCCCTCACTTTAAAGGCACTTAAGAAAGCTTTTGGTAGTGAGGAAAAGGCTTGGATCCACGTTGCTCAGAAAGCGTCTGAGGGCAACTTTAATTACACTAAGATGTTATGGGAGTATAGGTATGGGAAGCCAAAAGAACAACAAGAGTTGAACGTTAATACTAAAATTAACATTCCTGTTATTGATTTCGCTAAACCTAAAACAATAGATATTAATCACGAAGAGAATGAAGATAAATAGAAAAGATTACCCGGTGTTCAGCGGGGTCCTTAAATACTTCCCTGATGCTTTAATGGAGGTATCTAGATGTAGCTTGCAAGGACAAATTCAACACAACCCCGACAAACCACTTGCTTGGGACAGAGAGAAGTCTTGTGATGATTTGGATGCACTGACTAGACATTTGATACAGTCTGGTGAAGTAGACGATGATGGAATCCTCCACGACACTAAAGTAGCCTGGAGAGCTTTAGCTAACTTGCAAAGGAAGTTAGAACAATGAAGAAAGTTAAGTACATACCCTGTGAGGAAAATGAATTAACCTACCATAAACACCATCAAAAGAAAAGAGCTGGTAAAGCTGGTCAAAGAATAAGGCATCGTGTTAACGGTAAAAAAAGAACTTAACTATGGCAAAGAGAAAAATAATAAATGATCCTAAGAGGTTCCCTCAAGACTTTTGGAATTACCTTGTAAATCCGATAGTAGGTTACCACATAAAAGCAAATTCACTCCGAAGAAGAGGAACGTTAAAAAGTATAAGTGAATAAGATAGAACTCCACCCAAAGTATCAAACACTCTTTGGCAGTGAAGACAGATACTATGTTATGACCGGAGGTCGAGGGTCTGGTAAATCTTTTGCTGTTAATACATTCTTAGTACTCCTGACTTATGAGAGAGGGACCAAAACATTATTTACTCGATATACTATGACCTCAGCCTCAATGAGTATCATACCTGAGTTCAGGGAGAAACTAGAGCTGATGGGAGTAGAGGACCAATTCGAGATAACCAAAACAGAAATAACCAATAAAATAACAGGCAGTTCAATATACTTCAGTGGTATCAAAACTGCAAGTGGAGACCAGACCGCAAAGCTTAAATCTATTCAGGGGATAAATACCTTTGTGCTTGATGAAGCAGAAGAGCTACAGGATGAACTCTCGTTTGATAAAATAGATTACTCCATTAGAAGTAAAACCTCTAAGAATAGATGTATATTAATTCTAAACCCCACCACAAAAGAACACTGGATATACCAAAGGTTCTTCCAGAACAGATCCATACCAGACGGTTGGAATGGAACTAAAGAAGGGGTAACGTATCTCCACACAACTTACTTGGATAACAAAGAGAATCTTTCCAGTTCATTTGTAGACGAGATAGATCTTATGAAGAAGCGAAGGCCTGATAAATATGACCACCAGATAATGGGAGGATGGTTACAACAGGCCGAAGGTGTTGTATTTACTGATTGGCAGATAGGTGAATTCAATAATGATATAGATTCAATATTTGGATTAGACATAGGATTTGCCAGAGATGAGTCAGCTTTAGTAGAAGTAGCCATAGATAAAGAACGAAAGATCATATGGCTCAAAGAACATCTATATAAAAAAGGTTTAATCACTTCCCAAATATATGATTACTGCATCAGATATGCTGGTAGGAATTTAATAGTGATGGATAACAGTGAGCCTAGGCTTTTGTCCGAGATGAAGATGAAGAGTCCTCCGTTAAATGTAACTCCCACAATAAAAAAGAAGGGGAGTATATTATCAGGTATAGCGCTTATGCAAGACTACACTATAAATCTAGAGGGGGAAAATCTTATCAAAGAATTCAATAATTATGTTTGGGCAGTGAAGGGACTAAAGCCGATCGATTCTTTCAATCACCTGATCGACGCTAGCCGTTACGGAATTCAATACCTACTCACAAGATCCGTCCCTAAGGGGATGTATATAATCAAATAGTTTTGGCTAAAACAAAACCTATCTATCAAATGTTCGTGCCATCAAAAGAACACTACGATGGATTTCGATGGTGTACTGAAAACTCAATTAGGGTATACCCACAAAGAATTAAAGATTCAAAGAACTATAAGATTGTAAAGCAGGTTAAGAACAAGAATCAAGAATGGAAATACGCAAAAACAGTTTTTATATCTAAAGACGAATTCAATATTACTGAGGCCTCGGAGAAGGTTTGGAGATTTTATTCCCATTTATACTCAGAAAGTCAAAAATAATACGTACATTTACTTTTTCATTTATACGTAAGGGCAATTTTTTTGCGACTGTGTGTCCTTAGTTTTGAATGTTTTTTCATCATTAAGAGGGCCCCTAGAAATAGGAGTCCTTTTTTTGTTAAAGTTTTGATAAATGTTTGGCAGTTGGAATATTTTTATTATATTGCACTCGAATCAAAAATAAAACATTATGATACCTGATAAAAGTATAAACTTAACACTAGACAAAATCACTAGCTTTTCACAACCTACTGCTAACTCAAGATCATTCCATATATGTATGGAGAGCTGGGTAGAATGGGCAGATGATGAAGCTAAAAAAGGAGTGGATGTGTTCGATAAATTAGAAACGGTTATTGAAATAGACATATTCGAATTCCTTGAATGGTTTGATAAAAAGAAGATAGCAGGTCTTAAAAAGGAAGCTAAGAGATGGATAAGTAAAGTTTAAGAATATGAAAAACAATATCAATTTAACAGAAGACGAGAAACAAACTATAGAATATCTTTTAGAGGATGCTAAACGTGAGGCTATATCTAATGATAATTGGGCCAGAGTAGATAGACTCCAGAAGACTATAGATAAAATAGATAGAATTTATTTTCACCATTTTAAGTATGAGGGTACGAATTATCTTAAAGTTAAGATGGGAGCAGATAACACAAATATAAGTCCTGACAACAAAGAAACGATATCAGTTAAAATACCATAATAACTAACGATGGATATAGCTGTTAGAAAATATTACCTGCAACCTGAAGAGGTCAAAGAATATAATTCCGAATTCTTTATTACTTTTGAATCTGGAGGTAAGGTCTTAGAAATATACGACCAGACAATATATGATGTAAGTGAGATAGAACTCCCTGATTACTTTTTCCTGGCTAGAGAATCTATATACCTTAACTGGGCCACATTAGAGAATGGAGAGATGTACGATATATATGTTAACGAATGGATAACTAAGAATGACTATAAACACAAAATAGAAAGAAAACAAGATTATGTATAAACCGTTGCCAAAATCATTAAAAGTGAAAGATAGCCCTATCCAGGGTCAAGGCATATTCGCAAGTGAAGATATAATTGCTGGAGAATACCTAGGGCAATCTCACCACCGTCTCAAAACCGGAGAGATATTTAGAACGCCGTTAGGAGGCTTTATAAACCACAGCGATACTCCTAATTGTTTTATATTAGATGATACAGTAGAGGGCTCCTATATATACACAGTGAGGCCTGTAAAGAAAGGAGAAGAGTTAACGGTATATTATAGGCTATACGATGTTTGAGGTTATAGCAATTTTTTATACTGTTGCAATGCTTTGTTTGATTATTATATTGATGATAGACAAAGACTAATTTTAAATTCAATGGCGTGACTTTTAATTGCTGACAAAGTTCGAAAGTACACTATCAGCATACACGCCTATAACTTAGTTAATTGGGAGCAGTGTGAATTCAATACCCTTGTGAATTCAATAGGGGTGTAAATTCAATAGGGGGGTTCAGGTGTGGGTGGATCCCCTTTTTTATTATGTATTGGTAAATGTTAAAGTTTTGTTAAAATGAACAATTAATCAACAAAACGCTTTATAAATCCGAAAATTTCCCCTTATATTTGGACAAACAAAAGACGTTTGAACACGTCCAAATATTATTAACTAAAATTTATTTTAATGGAACGTAAAACAAAAAAAGAAGTATTAAACGAAATATTTAAAAGTGATTACCAGGGAATTTTAAATGATACTTTCAAACAAAACAAATTTATTATCCTTATTGATAAGGTGAGCAAATACGCTTTGTATTTATTTATCCCCTTTTTTATATGGGTATTTACTTTAATTATTATTAACGCTTAAATATTAACACAATGGAAAAAAATAACTGGTATACAAAAAACAAAAGAGAGGAACTACTCCAAAAAATTAGCCTGTTGAATGGTCAATTCTTTACGGTGGAATTTATTAAGAAAGATAACACATTGAGACGAATGAACTGCCGCACCGGCGTAAAAAAATATTTAGTTTCAAATGGGCGTAAAATAAAAACTGTTTCACCCCTTGAAAATGGTATTTTAAAAGTATATGATCTAGGGGCGAAAGATTATCGCTCTATTAATATAGATACTATAAAGACTATTAAATTTAGCAAAATAGAACTTAAATACAAATAAAATGAGAACAAAGAAAATAAACATAAAAGTAAACAATTTGGAAAGCCCTAGAAGTGGAAACCCCGTGGCGAATCAGTACGAAATAGAATCGGATGAATTCTATATCTTTCAAAGTTATGGCTCAATAATAGCATATAAAGAAAGAGGGTCCCAGGGAAAAATAGTATTAGATCGCCATTATTGGGACTACTCAAGAACAACATTAAAATATCTAAAGCAGTTCCTCGGGGTTAATCTAAGTAAAAAAGAGATTGAAGGCTACATCAAACAAGGCATTTATAAAACCAATGATTTGAACATTTGGCGAAAATAAATTAAATTTATATTAATGTTTAGCCCCCTTTCCAGGGGGTTTTTTTATGAGCTTATTTTAATAGGGCTGTTGACAATCAATGATTTAGAATTAAAAAAGGGTTTATTTGATGGCTCGATTTACCAAAACCAGCCGATTAATAACATTAACCGCTCCGCTGAGACGCAATTTAAAGCCCTGTAATAGATTTAATCCCGTTAACCTATACCAATACACCAGATAAGGATTAAAACGCCTTAAAACAGCCTTAGAATGCGAAATAAGGGTACTCTGCCGGATAAGTAGTAGTATAGTATAAGTAACCACGACTCTACACAAACCATCTTTTCCAACTGCCACACTAAGATAAGGCTTGTCCCAGTATTATACTAAGTATAGTATACTAAGTATAATATACTAAGTATTATACTATTCTTATTATATATATAACTAAGTATATTATACTATGTACCTTACTATAGTATTATACTAAGTATATTATACTAAGTATACAACTAGGGAAAAAAGAAAAATATTATCTTTGAGTTACAAAATAAAACGAATCAATTACTTTTTATATGGGGAGAATAGAATTAGAAGTACCACAATCTCTTGAAGCAATTACGTTAGGTCAATACCAGAGGTATCTAAAAATATTAGACGATAACAAAGGAGATGAGTACAACGATTTCGTGAACAAGAAGCTCGTAGAGATATTCTGTAATGTTAACCTTAATGAAGTGGAGCTGATACCAGTTGTTGAATTCGATAAGGTACTAAAGATTATCAA